GTTTGCCAAATTACGAAACGAGGACGTCCTATTTATCAGAAAAACAGCGGAAGAAGGCGGAAGGTATTATGGACGCAAGTCTTTAGCCGAGCGGTTTGGGATAAGTGAGTGCCATGTAAAAGAGATTGTGAACAAAAGACGCGGGGCATGGAGTCATATCTAAACCTTGATGATATCGAATCGTGGAAATACGTAGACTGCCCGGTAGTCTATGATATGACCATACAAGACAATCACAACTATTTCTTAGGGTGTGGGGTGTTGGCACACAACTCCGGTAAAACAATTAGCCTCATCCACCTGTTAGTCACGATATGCGACCACAATCGGGGGGCGGGGCTGCAAATCGGGATGTTTAGGTATACCCTCAAGGACGCCCGTGAGAAATTGTACGAGCAGGACTTCAAAAAGTGTTTGAGGGAGTATATACAGATTTACGATCCTGGGGCTGCAAGGGCAGAAAAGCAGTCGCCTGAATACGAGTTGTGGGGCAACACGTTTTATTTTCGTGGGCTGGAGGATTCGACCGAGCAGGTGTCGTATGATATTGTCTTTGTCAACGAGATGTTGGAGGTGCCCGAAAAGGCGTTTATTGCAGGCCTGATGATGCGTTGCAAGATGCTGTTTGTCGGCGACTGGAATCCTAAGTATACCGACCACTGGGCGTTTGGGTTTGAAGGGCAGCCGAACACCTTTTACACAAAGACAACCTACAAAAATAACAAGCACTGCCCCGCTACGATTGTCAAAGAAATCGAATCGTACTGCCCCTGGGTGATTGAGGATGTGGGCAAGCCTATTAGCGAGCGTAGACCGAACCTGGCCAACATCGAGGCTGGCACGGTGGATGAATATATGTGGACGGTGTACGGCGATGGGCGACGCTGTGCAAGGGAGGGGTTAATATTTAGGGATGTGACATATATTGACCGATTACCTGTCAACGCTGAAAAGTATTGGTACGGCCTTGACTATGCAAACACCGTAGGCGTTTATGCCTTTGCGGAGGTTTGCAGGCACGATGGCGGTCTGGCCTACGATAGCCCTATCTACGTTGATAAGCTTGACAGCTTAGAATCGTTCTATCAGATATTCAAAGCCTACTACATGACAAAAAAGGACGAGCGTCCTGACAGGTGGATGATCATCTGTGATTCAGCACGCCCGCAAAACAAAGACGACCTTAACGGCATGGCGTGGGCTGATGGGTTGAACGTCCAGTTTGAGAATTGCAGGAAGTTCACCGGCTGTGTTGAATGGCGGATTGACCTGATGAAGCGTCACAAGATGTATCTTGTTAGACGGGAGCATATCAAGCGGGAGCAGGAGAATTACAGGTATAAGATGGTCAACGGTATCAACACGAACGAGCCCGAAAAGAACGGCTTCGACCATTTCTTTGATGCCGCTGGGATGAGCATCCAGTACGAAGTATCCCTTCGTTAATGTTAAATACTGTTAAACCTGCTGAATAACATACGAAATAGTTTTACTTTGTGAAATCAAATACAGTCGATGGACAATCTTAGCACTTCAATCGTTGTCGATTCTTCGACCTTGAGCCAACTCCCCGCTGATGCGCAAGCGAAGCTAAGGAATAATATACGTGTGTTCGGTTTTGACAATCAGACGCTGTGGAAATTCAACAGCCTACAAGACTTGTACGAGAGTTGTGTCTATATTCGTACAATCATTGACACGATGGCAGACTGCGTGAGGAACGTCAATGTTCGGCTGTATAAGACTTCAAAGACTGGCGAGGATATAGAACTATTCGAGCATCCTATCCTTGACTTGCTTAATAACCCAAACCCCCTTCAGACCGTTGGTGACTGGATGGCGCAGAGGCTTATCTTCCAGAAGCTGTACGGGCGTTCATTTATTAGGGGCGTAAGGGGTAGGACTGAACGGTTTGCTGACAGCAAGGCGTTATGGAACCTGCTTCCGTCAAGTGTTCGCATCGTTGAACACAACGAGGGGGTAAACGATATCACCAGCCGCTTCACTCTTGATGAGATAGTCAACAGGTTTGAGTACACGAGCAGAGAGGGCATGACCATCCTGCAACCGATGGAAGTGCTGATGTGGGTTGATTACCGCTTCGGGCTGTCGGGCAAGTCAGAGGTACAGACACTGATGGATTCAGCCAGCAACCTGATGGCCATACAGGAGTCGAGGGGTCAGATAATCAAACACAGGGGCATGACGGGCTTTATCAGCCCAGAGCCTGGCAATGATATCACGGGTGCGCAACTGACGCTGAAAGACGAGAAGACAAAGAATGGCATCCTTTCGGGGATAAAGAAGCTGTATGGTACGTTAAGGGGTCAGTCGCAGATAGCACTATTAGAGGCTCCCGTCAAGTGGACTCCCGTCACCGTTGATATTCAGAAGTTGAGGCTGACAGAAAATGAGCAGGCGGAGTTCAACAAGTGCTGCGACCTGCTAGGCGTTCCGAGGGAGATATTTGACGGAAAATCAACCTTTGATAACCAGGCGGAGGCCAAGAAGAAGCTATACACCGACAGGGTCATTCCGTGGGTCAGGGGTGAGTTTGAGCAGCTTGAATACAAGATGGAGTTAAATAAGCAAGGTTTGAGGCTTGAGGGCGACTTCAGTCACCTTGAAGTCCTACAGGACGATATGAAGGTCAGGGAAGAAGTTGAGATGATGAAGACCGAAAGGCTTATCAAGCTGAAAGAGGCTGGTCAGATAGAGGCCACTACGGTCAATAAGGAGTTGGGTTATGACATAAACGAGGTGAGCGATGGAAAAGAATAATCTATCATTTAGAAATTTCGAGATTAAGGCCGTTGACGAGTCTGACGGCATGGTGGTGAGCGGATACGCTGCCGTCTTTAACATACCAGATGACGCTGATTATTGGCGTTGTGCTGATGTTATCAAGCCTGGTGCATTCACCAAGACCTTGCAGGAGAATAAAGACCGCATAGCCTTTTGCTACCAGCATGACATCTACACGCCGATTGGAAAGATTGTTGAGTTAAAAGAGGATGCACGTGGTTTGTACATAAAGGCACGCATATCTGATGCAGAAGAGGACATCAAGACGAAAATTCGTGAGAAGATACTCAAAGAGATGAGTATAGGCTACCAGACCATCAAGTACGAGATGTATACGCCCGATGACGGGGAGGATATCCGCTACCTAACAGAGGTTAAATTGTGGGAGGTATCACTGGTCACGTTGGCAAAGAACAAGTTCGCTCTTCTTGATGAGGTCAAAGGGGCTAACAGGATTGATGTATTATCCGATGAGTTCGACAAGGTTATAGCTGTTGAACGTAACGAGCAGAAGAAATTTGCACTATTGATGTTGAAGTCTTTGGCACTTGAGCCGCAGGAGTCACTCAAGCCGCAGAAGCAGAGCATATTTTCACAATTAAAATTCACAAATTAAAATTAACTACTATGGAATTTAAGTTTATTGAGCTTGAAACCAAAGGTCTGGAAGGCGACGCCCTGGCGTTCGCCACTTCGTACAACGATGTACAGAAGAAGAACTTTGAACACCTGGCTGCTGCTATTGAGGCTAAGGGTATGGATGCTGATGGCATCAAAAAGATGTTGGCTGATAACCAAGAGGCTATCAAGGCCGAGTTGGCAAAGGAAACAGTCAGCATGGTTGAGTTGAAATCTTTGGAAAACGACCTATTGAAAAGGATTAACGATGCCACCAAGAATGTAATCGAGGTCAAATCCTCTTCGTCTTTGGTTGAGATGGTGACTGAAAAACTCCGCTCGTTGGAGATTAAGTCTGCCGCAGACCTTAGGAAGTTGAAGCAAGGCTTTGACTTTGAATTGAAGGATGCCGTTCTGACTACCGACTACACGGGTTATGTCACCCGCTCAAAGGTTGTTGGTGACCCCAAATTCGCCCCTGTAACCCCTAACGCCTTCTTGGGTGCTCCTTTTATCGGTGGTGGTACTGTCGAGGGTGGTAAGTCTGTCCTTGTATGGGTCACTGGCACCTACACGTCCCACGCTGGTTATGTCGGTGAAGGTAATGCCGCCGCCACTGATGACGCCGCTACTGGTATCGAGAAGAGCCGTCTGATGGCTAAGGTCTCCGCCAAGCTGCCGATGAGTGCGGAAACGTTTGAAGACCTCCCGCAATTCGCTCAACGTCTTGTTGGCCAACTGTTGAGGAAGGTTAACTATTTCGTTGATGGTGAGATTTATTCTGGTGACGGTGCTGATGGTGGTGCCAACGCACAGCATATCTACGGCATCAAAGGGCAGGCTACCGCTTTTGACCATGAAGGCTATGGTGCTGCATACCCCAAGGCTACCATGTTGGACTTGTTGGATGCTTGCTGCGTACAAGCCGAGGTGGCAGGGTTCAAGCTGAACACTGTCCGTCTGCACCCAAAAACGGCTTCGAAGTTCCGCAGGACTAAGGATGCCAATGGGCAGCCTATCGTACAACAACTGGTTGACGGTTCACCGTCTATCGGAGGCTTGAGGCTTATTACCAGCTCAAAGATTGGTGAAACGGAAATGTTGGTTACCGATGATACGTTGATCCAAATCTGGACTAAGCGCAACATGGACTTGAAGGTCGGCCAGTTTGGTCTTGACACCGAGAAGGACTTGTATTCAGCTATCCTGTTCGCCAGGTATCAATGTTTGGTTGAGGACACCGACAAACCAGGTATCATCCTTGTGGCTGACATCGACACGGCTGTTGCCGCTATTGACGCCGCAGTTTAACAATCTAAAAAGTGATAAGATGAAAAAGTTATTTATTCTTTTGATGGCCGTCATGGCTTTTGGTGTTACCGCACGTGTAACTACAAAGACATACACCACCCCTGCGAATATTGCTGCATGGGGCACTACCGCTGACACC